GGCTATGGTTGTAACAGTGCCGGAAGATCCACGGTATTTCAGCGCACCGGCTTCGACGTAGAGCTGACCGCCAGTGACGTTAGCAGTAGGAGCGGTTCCGTTGGCAATCTGGATAGTCTTGGCAGCGGTGGTTCCGGCGGTGGCAAGACCCACCAGCAAATTCCCCGACGCATCCAGCGTCATGGCCGCATTCGCAAAAGTGTTAATCGGATTGTTAGCGATTCCTGAAGCGGCAACATACCATTGATGTACACCACCCTGAATATTCCAATAAGTAGCGGCTCCGTTTCCTTTATACTCCCAACGCCCATCGGTGTTGTCGTAGTAAGCGTTGTGGGTGATACCACCGTTGAAAATTCCCATTGCATTGGAACCGATGTCCAGAGCTTTGACAGCAGCCAACCACGCACTCGGCGTAACTCCGATGCCGACGTTGCCGTCAGACGACAATCTCAAACTCTCGACCAAGCCGGTTCCAGCTTTGTAGGTCTGCCAAGCAAGACCGCGCTGATCACCAGCACCATCACGCACCGCATACATTCCGCCGTAAGTGCCAGCCGCATATTGAGCGGTGATGATCGGATACAGCGTTCCGACAACATCAGAATGCGTGACAGCAAGTTTAGTGTTTGGGCTAACCCCCACCCCAAGTCCGGTGGAGTTGAGGGTCATCCGAGTGGCTACACCCTCGTTGAAGAACAACGCTTTGCCGCCAAAGTATTGGATCTGAGTGTTTGCGTCAGCGGCTGCACCGTTGATGATTCCATTATCACCAAACTTGCTCTGGCTGTCGGAACACAAAATGTATCGAGACGCTCCAATGGTGAGAGTATTGGCAGTCGGAGACGCTGTGTTGATACCAACAGCATTCGCAGTAGTCGTCAAACCATTCGTCCGCACCGTCAGATCGCCGGTGATGGTGGCGTTTCCGGGTACGACAATGTTGTTGCCGCTCGGACCTGTCGCGGTGTACAGCTCCGTGAAATTCTGGTTCGTGTAATCGAACGCCGTACGCAGCGGCGTTCCCGTTCCGTCGTTCGGCGATGCGCCGATGTTGATAGTCTGTTTTGCCATATCTATTAAAAGGTTTGAGGTTACCGAAACTCGGTCATGTCCGCCGTGATGATCGTGGAATCAGCCGTAATCACCGTGTTATCCGCAGTGATATCCGCCGTTCCGCCAAGCGTCGCCGCCTCCCAGAGTAGGCCAATCTCCAGCAGGTTCTTCTCGCGGTTGCTCTTGCAGGACGCGCCATACGCCTCCGCAATCAATGCCGCCGCTTCGCTACAGGAGATGTTGGCCATAGAATTCTTAGATGATGAACCAAGCGATTCCGTTGTTCATGATCGTCACGGAATTCCATTGAGCAGACAGCGTGTACGTCGCTGCGCCATCAATCGTCTCGGCACCGCTCGGATCGATAACAACCGCATTCGCGCCGCTGTTGATCCGCTTGAAGGTGTAGATACGACCCGGAACCAGCGCGGCAGGAGGCAGGGTCATCGTAATCGCGCCACCAGCCGCATCGGCAACGATCAGATAATCGCCGCTCACCACATTGCCGGTCGTCGTGACGTTGCGATACTGCGCGCTCATCACGCTGCCATCGACCAGATACGTCGCGATGCGATTCTCCAACGCCAGCTTGGCCAGCTCAATCTCCCACGGAGAACGACATCCAAGCGATGCCGCCTCATTGATCAGCGTCTCCGCCTCATCGCATGTGATACTTGGCATATCGTTTTTCTATGGGTTAAGCCTCAGGCCATCGGACCGCCACGACCGCGCTGCATCACCTCGGCGATGAAACCGCCACCGCCAGGAGCCGCCTCCTCCTCGTACTCCTCCTCCTCCTCGCCACGCTCGGCCATCTTCTTACCCTTCGACTTCTTCTCGTAGCCGGGAATGGCCATGCCATCAATTTCGATGAACTCGGCCTTACCGTTCTTACCGAGGACAATCGTCGCCATCGTCTGGAACGCCTCGCCTTCCTTCAAATTCTCGGGAATCTCAACGCCTTCTGGGAGAGTAAAACTCGGCATACGGGGAGCATCAGATTATGGGGTGCGATGTCAAGGCTAGATGCTCTTTCACAGGATGCCACTTTGAACCCTTTGAAATGTTTTCGAAAGCGGTCAGCGGTTGCAAGTTTGTCCAATGGCAAAGCCGCTTAACCTCATCCGACGACTTGGCTGAAATCAGAGGTACAATGTGGTCGATGTGCCAATGTTTTCCATAGTTCTGCCAAGTCATTCCATCTCTGAACTTAGATTCAAGATGCTTGCGAAGATCATCCTTCGAGCAGCCGATGATTTCAAAACTGCTCATCTCACCCTTCTGTCCAGCGTCGAGATATCGGCGTATTGAGCGGCGCATTGAGTTGGCCATTCGAACAATCGGATTGTTGGCGCGACGGTTTGCCAATGCTTTCGCAATCTTATCCTTGTTGTTTGCGGCGTAAATTTGCTTCGCCACCTTAATCTTTGCCGCATTTCTCTGGCGATAGCGACGCCTTCTCTCGCGAATCGCATCGGCGTTTTTCACTCGGTACTCGCGCTGCTGCCTCAGATATTCCTGCTTATTTGAAGCGTACCTTTTCTTTAACCTTTCACTGCTCTTCTTAATATTTTTCTCAAAAACCTGCTCGTTTACCCAGTATTCGAATGGCGTTCCGTCTGGATTCTTCCCGCAAAACCCCCAGAAAACCATGCCGTCTTCGCGCCGAATTCCTCTCGTTAAGTGCATAAAAATCCCGCCACAGCGTAAACCGTGACGGGATTTGCGTCAATCACCTAAACTCGAATTACGAGCAGATGATGGTCGTTAGCGCGCCAGTGCAACGACGGAAGATGATGGTCATTCCTTGATTGGTAAAGACTGGCTCTACGGCATGAACGAACTCAGCGTAGTGCTGACCCTTCTTCTCCAGAGGATCGGCGCAATCCACATCGAGCTTGTAGGCACCAGTCACCCACTGCCACTCGCCCATGTAGTTGGTCGGCTGCCAGCTCAAGTCACCAACACGGTTCACGGGGCGAACGATATGGCTCTTGATGACGTACGGAGTCGGCACGAACGCACCCTCGTACAGGGCGGTCGTCCAGCTCGGGTTGACGCTGAACACAGTACCCTTCGTGCCGGAGGTGCTGGTGAAGGGCTGGATGAGCGTGTACTTGCCGCCAGCATAGCTGAAGCGGGGCGGGAACAGATTCGGGATATGGCGGAAGTTCTTGATGACCCGATTCGCGCCAATCCGCTTGAGCAGCTCAGCACCCGGACCAGAACCCATATCGGCGAAGCGCAGATCCTCGCGCAGCGCGGCATTGTTCTGAGCGATACGCTGGCTGGCCTCCATGCCGATGTAGAGCGGGAACACCGGGCCGTCGCTGGAGAAGCTGATGAAGCCGGAGCTATCAGGATTCGTCGCGCCATTGCGGATCAGCGTGGCGGCGGCGACATCGAGCATCTCCTGCGTCAGCTCGGAGGTAGCCTGATTCAACGACTGACCAACGGAGCCGGTCTGAATCCAGGGCAGCTCGTTCACACCAGACGGAATCGTCTCCACCTGAGTGAAGGACGAGTCGGCCACCGCCTTGATGGCGTACTTGGCGAACATGTTCTGATAGCGAGTCTCCCAAGAACGCTGCGCGCGAATGGACAGCTTCTCAAGGTACACGCGGAGGAACGCCTCGACGCGATGGTCGAAGGTCAGATCGTCCTTACACAGGAGTGGACCTTTAAGGGCGAAACGCTCAGGACCCCAGGTGACAGCGTTATAGCCGACCGGAACGTCATTGTAGGTGACATCGCAAGCACCACCGTTATCGCCGGGGTTGCCGGACGCGAGGGTGATGGCCGACCACTCTTCAGCCGCAGTCGGCTCGATGGAGGTCGTGGTGAACGAGGTCTGGGTCAGACCGGTACCTTGTGGGTATTCGCCGCGCTCAATGAGGTTGAGCCACATCGAACGGTACGAGGCGCGTTTGTAAACGTCCTGCGCGAGCGACTCGGTAGCCACCGCGAAGGCGTTAAAGACATTGGGACAAGACATGATGAGTAAAATTTCAACCGACGTTATCTGCGTTATGGTAGGCCATCAATTCCACCACACGGTGGCTGATAATCCTACCTCCTTTGCGGAGCGTCATTGCCGCTTAGACAGTTTTGCGATGGCTGACCAAGCCGCCGCCTTGCTTAGGGTCGATGAGCGGACTGACGCATATGAATGGTCGTAATGTCAATCAGAATAGTGGAGGATCGGGAAGTTCATCGGTCAGCTCCGACTGCTCCGCCATGTAGCTTTTGTAGCCGCAGAGTAGGCCAAGTTTGTGTGGCTGGATGATCTGTTCCCGCGCAATGAAGCCTCTGAATGTGTACGGACCTGGAAAGCTCCCGGTCATCAGCGCGTAGAAATCCACGCCTTCGGTCTTCCTGCCTTTGCGCGCATCAACCAGCAGCTTGCCGGTGTCGTACTTGGTCGTTTTGATATCGATGCGGAATCCCGGCGGAGGCGGGATAACCGCGTCGTAGAGCGGATGCGGAGGATCGCGGTCGGTATCCAGATCAGGATACACGTTGAACAACTTACAGAACGCTATCTCGCCGCACATTCCCTCCAAATCAACCGTATGCGCGTCCTCCGAACTGATCTTCAAGTTCGCCTTGTTGAACGAACGATTGCTACCGTTCCTATGCTTTGCCAAAAAATGAGCGAGCTTACGTTCTGCATAGGATAAAGATACAGTTTGA